GCGCGGAGACTGTTACGATAATGCACCGATTGAAAGCTTTTGGGGAATACTGAAAAATGAGTTAGTGCATCATTACAACTATCAAACCAGAGAAGAAGCCAAAGCAGATATTATAAAATACATTGAATTATTTTATAATCATCGAAGAATTCAAAAGGGTTTGGGTTTTAAGACACCAAATCAAATGGCCGAAGACTTTTATAAGTTGGCTGCCTAGAATCTCCCAAGGGAAAGTCTCCTGATAATTCAGCGTATATCATTATGACCTATTAACTGACTTTAAACAAATAGAGAAAAAGGAATGTTTAATGCAGGCTATGGATGGTATCCATAGTAAGTTTGGAAAGAAAAAATTAGGTGTCGGACCATGTTTTGTTCCTGGTCGGAACTGGTCGATGAGTAGAGATAAACTTAGCAGGAATCCTTTTAAGTGGGATGAATTATTAACTATAAAATAAAAAATTAAACTTTTACAAATTCGCCGTTTTCCTGTTTAATAAGTGCATTACCATTTTGATCTAAAACTGGCAAACCTAATTTAGATTGTAGTGAAGGATGTAATAATTTTTGGTCAACTATACCTTCATTAATAGCCTTTAAAAGCATATCTTTTAATTTTCTTTCATTATAAGTTCTGACACTTTCAGATCGTAAGGAAGAAATAATCAATTGAGATACTTTTCCCAATTTTTCATAATTTAAATCAACTAAATCATTATGTAATTTAGACAAAGATTCAATAATTGTATCTCCTTCCGTTACTGCAATCGGCAACCCTAAACTATCTACATCTTCTTTTGAAAAATAAACAATTTGAATTCGATTAAGTCTTTCTAATTTCGTATTGGTAATCAAAGCAAGAATAGCTTTCTCTATTTCAGCATCAGTACAATTTTCAACTGCCCAAACAGATAAAGTATTTTGAGAAGTTTTTAAACAAGTAGTTAAGGCATCGGCTCTGACAAAAGGTATAATTTCTGAATCCAGTGCTTTTTCTGCAATTTCCTCTTCAGAAGGCCATTTTGCTTTACTTATCTTTCTTACAAAAATAGTCATATTAAATTAACTACCTTTATTATCTTCTTCATACAATTCAACCAATTCTTTTCTATAGTCATCAATCCATTTTGGAGTTAACTTAGAGTGCTTCAGTACATTATTATATGATGGAAGCATTAATTTCTCTTGAATTCTTAATGCATATTCTTTGATTTCAGTATCTTTATGATTAAGAACGATAAGAAAATTAGTTAAAAATTGATGATCAATAAAATCAGGAGCAATATTACCTAAAATTTTTAAAATATTAAGAAGAACCTTTGTGTTATCAAAAGAATCAATAATCCATTGGCTAATTTGTTCTTGAACTTCAACTTTACTATGTTTATAAAAGTTGATTAATTCATTTTCAATAGGTGAAACATAATCGACTGGCACATCTTCATATCTCAGAAAATTATCAAATTTATTCTTAAAAATATCAAATTCTCTTTTAATTTGCTTTAAGCTCTCTTCCCCTATCTTTTGTTCTATAACAGTGGGGTCAGTAATACTAACTACGTCTGTATTTAAGTAATCTTTTAAAAAAGACTGTATCTTATCGGTTTGCCAAACCGTTTTTATTGTTTCAATCTCGTACTTAGTGATTATCTTTTTATGATTACCACTTTCATACATAGTATTATTAGATAAATTATTTGAATAGTTCATATAAAAAATCTTACATTGATTCTAAAATAAATTTCTTTGAAGCATTTATAAACTTTACTACATCCTTACTTGTAAATCTAAAAACATCCTTAGTAGATAACGTATTAACATCATAAACACTTGCTAGAGTATTTCGAGAAACTCCTGATTCATGAGTTACATAATCTTTTGAAACAGATAAATTTACCATTTCATTTAGTTCCGCCATAGCAAAACGAGTAACTTTTCTCGATCTATTCTCAATAACATTTCGATCTAATTCTTCTGAAGTACAATACTCGCGTAATGTAACCTCATTATAATCCTCCCTAATAAGAACTAGCCCCAATCTTTTTGATTGTTTATAGTTTATATATGGGGTCAGATCCGAAAACGATTTAAAAAACTTTTCAAATATACTTTCTAATTCCTCTATTTTCTCAAAGGAATTTAAAAATACAAGTGAATCATTTCTAATTTGGTAGGTACATTTTTGATTGCTACTAACCAAATCAATAAATTTAGTTATCTTTTTTGTTTGAGAACCATCCTGAGAATTAATCTCAATTAATTGTTCAGTTATTTCTTTTGGAAACAACAAATGATTTATAGTAAATTCTTTTACTAATTTATCAAGTGTTTCTGGCTTAGATTGAATGGGGGTTAAACCTCCATTTATAACAATTTGTAATTGGAAAACTTGATCGTTCATTGTATTGAAAGCAAAATATAATTAAGTTTTATTTTACAGAATACACTACATCTGAACAATCCCCCCCCTAAAATTTAAAGATTATTACCAATCAATCCTATAACTTACCTATAAACTTTTACAACTACCTCACTATACGTCGAAGTAACTGTGCAGTCTTGAGTAGAATGCACAGTAAAATTAGGTACTTCACATTGATACTCGATTAGCAATCCAGCCATAGAAAAATTGTTCTTGGCTTGGATTGCGCTCACAGATTTCAATGTAACGCTGACCTTGCATAATATTCAGAACTCGAACTAAAACTTTTTCTCCTTCTTTCCCGCGTTTGACCAAATAAGTTTTGAGTGCATTAAGAGTTGCCGGACCATATATCCCATCTACTGATAAATCTGGCCACCCTGCTTTACCATTGTTATTTAGGAGATTCAAAGCTCGTTGTAAAAGAGGTTTTGCAAAGCCGGTACCGCAATTCACACCAGTGTCTAGAAGCTCTTCGGCCACTGCTGAGCTGATTGTATTTACTTGGTCAAATCGCGGAGCTGTCCAATAGTTTTTGCGGTAAATTGCTTTGGCCACATCCAGAGGTAAATCTCGCATATTACCTTTGAATCCATTTGCTCGAGCAACTGCTTCAGTAATTCCATACTTAGTTGCACCACCACGGTCTGCTGGGTTATTTACGTACCCGCCTTCTCGTTTGATCAACTCATCAAGATATTGTTCGATGTTCATTTCACTTTCCTTTAGACGTAAAAAAGCCACCCGAAGGTGGCGCAGTTTTTTCAAGTTGGTTCATGCTTTTATAGAAGCAATAATTACATCCAACTTCCACATTAAGATTGGCACGGAAAACAAAAGAATAAATGCAACTATTGTTTGCCATAAGCCATACTTTTCAATAGACACTTTTATAAGCTCCACTATTGGTTTAAAATGCTCCATATAGATTTACTTTCCTCTTACTTTCGTCGGTGGGTGGAATGAAAAACCCCGGTAGTTAGCGCTACTGGGGTTTTGTTTTGGGTATTAAAAAACCCACTCGATGAGTGGGTTTTGTTAAGTTGATTTTATTAGTGACGAATCAGACTACCTGAAATTTCAAGTACTCCCATCAATCGACTTGACTCCATCAGTGGGTGAAACCAACGGTCGCCATAATGTTGATTACCTGTTGTGTAGCTTATGGTTTTTAAATCATCACTAATGATTTCTCTATTAAGAGGTCCTCTTAAATCCATTGTTCGAGTGAGTTTTAGAACTGCAATATTGGTTTTAAACGCATATTCAGCTAAGTAGTGACCTTGTTCATTACTAAGCATGTGTATTGCACGATAGATTTTGCTTGTCACAAAGTTTTGGGAAATAATTGCATCTACCAGATCCTTAACCAAACCCAATGTTTCATTATCAAATAAAGAACCTTGAGCCTTCTTCTCTGCACTACTGTACATCGCAATCAGATGATGAACATATTCCACTGCAACAGGAATCATGTCATATGGGATTTCATCAATATGCTGAACATTGAAACGCTGATGAACTAATTTATAAGCATCGCTGTAATTCAAATGCTTAGTTTTAGCTACAAGAAGATTTACAGCATTGGTTAGGGGTTCACGTTCGGATTTGTGGGTTTTGGCAACTGGTGTGCCAACTTCTTTATCTAAAACATCAAGTACCCACTTGCGGAATTGCTTCGCTACAGCAGTACGAGCAAATATTGCTATTAGGTGGCAGCCACGTAGTGAGAAGATCCGCATACCCAAATTGGGTAGCCGAGGATTATCAATAATTTGTGTCATATTTTCCGTAAATTCATCAGAATTACGATTAAAAATTTTACTGACCGCGTTCTCTTGTTTATATCCTAATGCTTGTGCCAATTCACCTGAAGAAAGCCAAATCTGGCCATCTTGCCGTGGCACGGGATTGAATTTCACTTCATTAAAACTTAATGCTAAACTAGACATATCAATATCCTTTCCTATGGTTGTTGATAAAAGCCCCTTGCCGTCAGAAAGTTGGGGGCTTTTTACATCCCCAATGGGGACTTTTACAATTTAAGACTTTAAAAACTTCTTGTCAATCCCCATTGGGGATATTATTATAAATAAAATTTATTCGAGTATAGGACCATGGCTAGAAGCTCAGACGTTGAATACAAAATGCGTATGACGCAAGAACTAAAAGAAAAAATACTTGAATCAGCAAAGTTAAACAGTCGATCAATGAATGCCGACATTGTTGCCCGTCTTGAAAAAAGCTTTGAAAATCAAAATTATGAAAAAACTGTAGAACTGATCCCTACCGAAACTCTAATGATGGAGTTAGCTAGCCGTATGAAAGGTTACACCATTACTGTTTCAGAAAAATCAGACATTAAAAAAGCACCCTAGGGTGCTTAAGAACATAAAACTAAATTTCCTTAAAAATCATAAAACTACTTCTTTCTGGATTGTAATTAATCTCTAAAGAATAATCCGTACATTCATATTTAAAAACTTTAACCCCATTACTCTTTGATTCTATCCACCCTGTTTTTGGTAGTGAATACAACGCCACTAACCCATTTTTATAATTATTAGCACTAAAATTATCTAAGTGACCAAAACTAACGCTAAACGCATTAATTAACTTTGTATTCCCATCAAAAGAAATGAATCCCGCATTGGTAGCTGGTGTTCCACTAAAAGCATCCTCAAATTCATTAGAGTGAACATAGTTAATATTTGCCTTATTAGTCTCATGATCTATGCTCAAATTTTTAGGATGTTCTGCTTTCAGTGATAAAATGGATTTACCCAATGCTAAACCGCTTATATTAATTTTACTTTTTGCCACCTCGCAACTATTTGCATATGCGAATACAGGAAGGCAAATAAGACCCAATAAAATAATCTTTCTCATAAAAACCTACTTATAAACTTTTCTCAATTTCAATAATTAGAGCACCTTAAAGTGCTCTATTTATTTCGATTTGCTTGCTTGCACTGAATGTACCAATTGTTTGCAAATTCAGTTATTGCTTCCGCCTTATACTCTTCTGATCCAAACTTTGGTTCTTTATAGGCTTCCTCGACCATCATCTCCATTAACCTTTTGAAATCCCTGCTTGGTTTGATACTCTCTATCATCTCCATTTGTCTAACCACAGAAACCCCTTCCTGCCTAAAGAGCATGACATTTTCAGCAAGTTTATTCACATCTCTACAGTGTTTATCATTAGTATCGGCTGAGTGAGTTACAAATGATGCTGTGAGTAAAAATGCAATTGGTAGTAGCTTTTTCATCAGTTACTTCCTTACATACTCTGGAAATTCTTTTAATAAACTATTACAAATCTTATTCTTCCCGTCTTTCTTTACATTTCGGTCAAATTCTTTCATGCCAAATATAAGGACTTTTTTTCCATATTCTTCGCCAAGTTCATGCTGAAAACACTTGGCTGAATCTGAGATTAACTCATTGTTATATTCACTATATCCACATTCAAATTGTGCTCTAGTTAATAAACCATGGACCGAAACAATCTGCTCACAATAAGTTGGCTCATCTCCATTTTTGGGAGCTAAAGCATGTGAAAATGATGTGGAAAAAACAGCCACTAACATGCTCCCTAAAATTATCTTTTTCATGAATTTCACCAATTGTTATAAATATAATAACTTTAACAAACTGGTTACTAAATGTCACATAAAGGAAAACCACCCGAAGGTGGTCGTTTCATAATATTGGTCGTCAATAGGTTTTCGTAGTAGTCAGCGGCTTGCAGTGTCAACAGGTAATTTCTCTCTTATACGTGTACTTCTAAACAAGACCGCCCGAAGGCGGCATTAGCTGTTTTCAATGTCTTTTCTGGCTTTCTTAAACTCTTTAATCACTTCAACAATCGTTTTCCCTTCCTGTTTATCTATGAAATTAAAGATCCAACGGACTAAAGCCCAACCAGGTAAACCACAAACAAAGAAGAACCCACCAAGTGCAATCATTCCCCATACATCAGTAACCCATTCATGAAGCCCCCACTTCACAATAATGAATGAGCCGCCAGCCAAACTTGATACAACCGTACAAATAAGTCCTACAGCCCATTCTTGAGGTGATCGTGGCATACGTGTCATCAATACAACTGCTGCAACTAAAGCAACCGCTAACGTCACCATAATTGCTGCACCATAAAATTTTAAAATTGCTGTTAAACCGCTTGTTGAAACTGGTTCCATTTATATCTCCAGAAAATTTAGGCAATAAAAAAGCACCCGAATTGGGTGCTCAAAGTTCTTTTAAGATTTAAAGTGTTTGTAGAATTTTCCCTCCATTGATCAATTGAGTTGTAAGTGGTGCCACCCCAACAATTGCAGGTCCACCCGGCCCCGGCTGGCCTTCAGTTGTGCCATGGTATTGCCAGTTCCATGTTCCATCATTGGTGGACTTGGTACCGCGCTGGCCCCAACCTCCACCATCACCAGACAATGGAGATCCATATCGATCATTTTGGGTTCGGTAACCTTTACCGGGTACCGAAGCTTCGGCATCGGTTACTTTGACAACCATAAAGTCACCATTTAAGTACCAACGCCAGTCTTGTGAATCGTTAGTAATAGGTTGTCCGGTCATAACCCGACCAAAAGGTGCTCCAGCTCCACCGGGAATACCCTGAACTCCATACGATAATCCTGTATAAATACCGCTTGGTGTTGCTCCACCACCTGAGCCGCCTCGAGCCAGAGTTCCACCATCAATAATCAGGTTTAGTTTACTGTGCCGGTTTAATAAACCGGGTGCTCCCTGAAAACCGTCACGGCGGGTTTTAGTAAAGTTATAATCCGGATCGGTAGACCATGCACCAAATGCCAAATGTGGCAACCCGCCATCTCCACCACGTCCAACAACAGCACCTTTAATAGTCAAATTTACCACGAGATCAGGTGGGAACTCACCAGTATCAATAGCAGGTAATTCTGATGCAGCTGGAACGATATACTCTCGTTTTGCAGGACTAGAGTTATAGTCGAATTTATAGACAAATCTGGTTTCCGGTCGATAAGAACTTGAACTTGAAACTAGTGCACCTGCTTCAACTACAAAACTGATTTCTCCAGTCGTTGGCAAATCCCCTCTTTGCATCTGATATAAACGTGCCAGATTAATATCCAGCTGGTCATATCGAATGTAAATCGGTGAATCATCAACCGGCACATCAATAAAGTCCTTGTCATTGAGGTAATAACGTTCATCGTAATTAATTGCAGTAATGGTATTAGAGAACTGGTCAGCCGGTTCTCTTTTTGCAACCAGATAAGGCAGTGAGCCTTTGGTATCGTCATTAACTACGGTGTAGATAGTATTCACAAAGTCATCGGGACTAAGCTTTAAGGCCCCGTTCGGTAAACGCCCTAAAACTACTTTGTTCTTGGCTGAACCCGGCGTAACGGGAATCAGGTCCACGGTACCATCCCCCATTTGCAAATAAATCACATAACTCTTGCCTGCAATGAAATCGACATCATGGCTTAGGGTGAGAATTAAACCTTCTTGCTGTACCACCTCACCGCTTTGATGAATACCATTGCGATAATCAGCTACAGCGATCCGGTCACGTAAAACCAGTAATTCTGACTCAGGTGCCGCATCAAAGGTAATGGATTTGCGCTGGAAGCGAAGCTTGTTCCAAAGCCGGTACGCATTAAAATGAGCTTGCCACTTGTTACGCACACCTACAGATTTCACCTCTTTGGGGTTCTTGGCCCCTTTATCCGGTAGATAGATATTGATACGACTATCGTCGGCCGGATCCGTGTATTCATAGATCAGTCCATCGTAGTCATCCATCACGCCAAAGGTAAGATCATGCTTGTAACTATCAGGAATAATATTCCTGAAGTTAAATAGCATTACCGAGTTATCAGTTGGACGTTCAAAATAAAGCTTGAGCTTATTATTTTGACGATATGCAGTACAAAACACGGCATCACAAAGATTGGTGACCAGCTCTTCAAAAGACAGGTTTGTATCATCAATCGTAGTACAGAACTCAGCCGCAAGTGGTGTACCAAAATAATCAACTACATCGTTATAAGTCCGATAGATATTTTCCAGATCTATTTCGTCGATCGTACGGCGGCCTATCTTGTCATCCAGTGCCATTGAAACCAATGCATCAGCAAAGCTTGATGTTGGAAATAGCTCTGTCGTCATTGCGCCGTTTTTAAAAGTCGGTAACATCCGCTGAAGATCAAAATTGATCTTGCGGGACTTAACAGATAAAGCTCCAGTGGTTGCATAAGTGCGCGCACGAAAAACCGTTTCATGTTCATACACTGTGCTTTGCAAAGGATAAGCACCATAAAGCGCCTGCCACTTTACTTCATCTACTACCGTTGTAACCGCCGGTGTTGGTGTTAAACGACGTGCACGGACACTACAGCGACCTTGAAATGTCACCATATCCAGCGTTGCGCCAACGGTTTGACGCGACTTTGCCGAACCTTTCAAAATGATCTGCTTCAGCATCGGATTACCAATCGCTGCACCAGATTCATTTACCGGTGTTACTTCAACTTCAATCGTGACGTTAACAGCGGCCTGATTCCCACCTGAAGAAACGGTATAAAGTCCATTTGTGGCCACAAAATTACACAGCACCCGGCTACGTTCAACATTGTCCAGAATGAATGGACCAATCCATTTTTCACCTATTGAACTGATCTTTGGTGACAAAGCTGCAGTTTGTTGGTTATTTAACTCTTTAAGCTTTAACCAGTTAGCATTAACGGCCGCCGGATTTGATAACGTCATTCGATCATCTGCTACCGATAGAACGCTGTAAGTGCCGTTTAAATCATAAGTCTGGCCGTTAAACGTGAATGAGGCATTGGTGATTTCTACGCGGTCATTACTTACAAACTTAGTGGTTAAATCCGTATTGTTTGCAGATGCCCGAAGGATCTCGTTTGGATATGCAAAATGAAGGTAGTTCGTACCTTCTAAAGACTGTGTATCTGCTGGACGGAGAACTTGGCCATTAACAGAAGTTTGATGCTGAACCGTTAGTGGCGGCGTGGTAATTTCGGTACCAAGCGAAAAATATGGCTCACCTGAAACAATATCTACACCTGGTCGAAAGACTTCTACCGATGCGCCGGCAATATCAACAATGTTGGTTTCACCATCATATGCACCGTTAATTTTATAGTGACCACGACCAATACAACCAACAACATGCTCTACTTCGACATTGTTTTCATATACCTTGTAAGGCACAGTAATCAGATCAGGGGTATCGTGAGCGGCACCATAAATATCTGCGATACGACCATTTACGCGAGTTTTATTTTCACGGTTTGATAATTCGTTATTTGCAGACGAGGATTGATTGTTATTCTGGTTGGTTTGGGTAATTGAGGGCACAGGCATTAATAATGCAACAGCCACACCCATAACTATAGAAGCAACCGCTATCCAAGCTAGAGTTATGGGGTCTATACCCTTGGGATTCTCAATTACAATGAAAGTGCCTGGCAAGAAATCGAGCTGCTTTAATTCATATGCATTCTTCGGTGTGACTTCATTCGCAAATGAAATTTCGGCATGATCCATATTACTTGTTGTATGGAAAATACGGACATGTTCAGGCATATAATCATATTTTGAAGTAAGCCATTGACCCAAAGTTTCGGCGTGTTCAATTGTTTTGTCTTCGGATAAAGGGTCTTGTTTATAAATAATCTTAATCATAGAAACTCACACGATTAAATCCAAATGCTTGAACGACTTGAATTGGCATCCATGAAACGCCTGATTCCTGCAAATGCAAAATACGCCCCAAACGAAAAAGCCCCACATGTGGGGGCTTGTTTCGGTATCTCGAGTGAAAGGCGACTATGCAGCCTTCCTTGGGCATGGGCAGTGGATTTAAAAGTTTTAACCTTGATGGTAGAAATACCTTTTCTTTAATAGGCTTCATAAAAAATTCAAGTGCTTCCACCCGGTCTATTCCATATAGATCCAATGCAGCTTCATGAGCAAAATGAACACAGTTGTAGTTTTCCTCGTCATATTGTCTATCAAGCAAATGATCATGACTTTTCATATAGCCCCCTTGAGACCAGTAAAGCGGTCTAGTGCAAAGATATCTCCAGTTTTAGCGGTATTTAATCGTGGAGATTCAGCTTTGAACGTCACAGCTTTATGGTTCATGGCAACACTGGAGAGTTGCAGTCCAAGTAAATAAAACATTGGAGAGTTCAGATTGTCTGAACTGTAAATCCGGTAATTTACGGTTGGCTTTACATCTGGATATTGCCCTTCGATTACCCGTTCAAACTCATCTGGCATCACATCACCTAGACCAGAGATAGAAACGGTTAATGTCTGGTCCAGATCACCCAGCATTCCGGATCTTTGAATAGATGCTGGCAAAAATTCATAATAGACCTGACCGGATCCTTCCTTATGTTGTACATACACCCCACGATCATCATTACGAACTATTCGGTATATGTTCATAAAGGAAGGATGAGAAAGCTCAATACATTCCAGTTGATAAACATCGACTTTACGATTGAAAAAGAACTTGGCGTATTCGTTATCCATTAGACCTCCCAATCCTTAATCAAAGCTATATCGGCCGTAAGGTTAGGCTGGTTTTGAACAACTTCGAGCTGTGCATTTACCCGGTAAAGGTTGCCATTCACTTCATTGGTCTTGAACGAGTTCGGAATGAAATTGCATTGGTATTGCTGACGTGTTCCTTGGTCTATGACCAAATCCGCATAGAATGAAGCTGGCTTATTCTGATAGATCCGCCAGAAAGCCATCATTTTATTGAAATCGGTTTTACTTAAATTCCAGTTCACATCGACAATATGACTATTACGTTTTACATCGATGTAATAGCGACCACGTCCGCCATCCATCTGCTGACGTTTCACATCATCACCTGGTGTTACGCCATAGCCGCTGGTCTGAGGATTTAGCTTTAACTTGTACATAACTTTCCTTCAGGTAATAAAAAACCGACCTCATAATGGGTCGGTATAAAAGTATCTTTAACAACTAAAGTCTTGATATTTCTTCAGATATCTGACTAGATTCATGTAAAATATAGTTTATTAATTGATTTGAAATCGTTAGATGAAGATGATAGTCAGCTGTTGTTCTAAACCTCTTTAATTTTTGTATTCGATTTTTGATTTCCGCAGCTCTTTTCTGAATCATTTCAGACGTTGAACCCGCAGGGTACCCACTAAGTCTGCTATAGACTTTTTCATGAGCTCCACATTTTGTCTTTGTTACTGGCCATAATAGTCGTTGTTCTAAATGATGTCGGACTTCATAAAAAGCATGGTAATAAGCACGCCCTATAATATTCCTTTTGTGACATTCATCATATTTTGTAGAATTACCTAACAGCTCATAACAGTAATTTAGTGTATCTGTAGTAGCCATTTTTCAATCCACGCCCACTTCATAAGGAATAATAAAATATGAAAGTTTATTCAGTTCATCAATTAAACCCTCATCATAGCATTTACTAAATATTTCTGAATTCATAGCGTCAATCTCATCAAAACTTCTATCGACATAAAGCAATATTAAAAATTCATCATCAATAAAACTATATTCATATTTTCGACACCGAACATTCCTTGAGTTAAAACATTTAAAAAGAATTGAACCGATATGTTTCAAGACTCTAGAATCAATTTCTAGTTTATTTTTAATTTCAAAAAACTGAATAAATTCATTAAAGTCTTCCTTTTTAAATCTTTTATAATAATTTAAATCATCATTTAAAATTCCATCTAGAAAATAAGTTATAGGTTTGAAGTCAATAGGAATAAAACTTTCTAAGGGTAAATTTTGTTTACTACACAAACTTATAATTTTATCAATATTTTCATTAGCACTAGAAAAATCTACTGAGCTAAGAAAAACAAAATAAAGATTCGATAAAATTGATACACTATTGCTAATTTTCAGTACTTCTCGAGCGTATTGATGCGCAAGAATAGGATTATCAAAATACATTTCAATAATACTGTTGCTTAATAAAAACCAATCTAGTGGCTCAGTTTCTTTAATATCATTAAGCAACCGTTTGCATCTAAAATACTGAAATTCACTTATCGATCCAGTAAGAACAGCAGAGTTAATAATATCGGTTACTTCTGATGACTTAGTTTTAGGAACTGGAGGAAGCATAAGAATATTCACCAATTTTTTGAAATTTTGTCCTAATTTATTTAAAAAAGCTACCTCTAAAGGTAGCTTTTAAATTAACGATTCCGTCTTGCTGTCGTATTCTCAGTCAAAGACCGACTAATGGTTGAGTTTGGATTTGCGATTTGGTCACTTACAAGTTTCGGTACCTTTCTTGGAAGCTGCTTATCCAGTTCATCTGTAACAATGATCCGGACAGTTTTCTCATCCAATTGTTCAGCTTCAACAGTTGCACCACTGACTTGATTCACGACTTCAATCTTGAAATTGATAGTTGGAGAGGATTGCTCAATTGAAGGCATAATCTCAGCTTGAGGGCGTGAAGTACGTCCTAAAGTAAAGTCCTGAACATCATCCAGATTTGAGCGATCCTGAACTATACCATTGGATGAGAAGTAGACCTTGCCATCATGGAACAGGTCAGAATTTGCCGAAGAAGCTAACTTAGGTGTGTCTCTATTACCCTTATAGATAATCTGAGTATCTTGAACTGGTTGATTAAAGATGTCAGCCTGCTTTTGGCTTTCTATAAAGGCACTAGAGCTCATCATTGCACGGCGCATGACACTATCTGCCGAGGCATTGTTATTGAGAAAAGCTTCAGGGTTTGCACTCTTACGCATTTTCTCAACTAAACCAACTCCGCCCCAGCGTTTAATATCCTCTTGGGACCATACAATTTCGCCTTTGTGCACAGCTCCGGCAACTTCATATTTCCCACCACGACCTGTATAACCACCTTCAGCAAAACCTTGATCTTTGATTGCCCGGATGTTTGCAATGATGCTAGCGCCTTGAGCAACCGCCCCAGCAATCAATGGTAAATTAAGAGGAAAACCAGCTTTTGAAGCTGCTGCAATATTTTGCTGAATCGCAATACCAGCAGCTGCAATGGCATAAGCTTTATCAGCGGCGAACATGATCTTATATGCTTTAGATTGCTCTCCAAACATTGAACCAAACATCGATGTAAGTGAACCCATCATTTGGCCACCAAATGCAATTTGGGTGTTCAAACGATCTTGCTGATATTTATCTTCAATATCCTGAACATTCTTTGCATGTTCAGCAGCAATCTGATTACGTTGGTCCTGAGCAGCTTGAATGATAGCTGTTTTCTGATTTTCGTAATCCTGTTGTTTAATGAGTCCTGCTTCCATTTGAGCATCAAGACCATCTAAAGAGTTTTGTTCATTCAGATCAGTAGCAGCAAATTGACTATCTGCTAAATCATTTGCAGCATTTAAACGGCTAAACCGCTCCTGATCCTGTCTGAAGAACTCGCTGGTACCATTCATATCAGCCTGAATACCACCCCAGTTTTGAACAGCATTATTCACTTTATCGCGTGTCTCTTTATCCTGATTGGCTTTAGATAATGCGATTAGCTTTTGCCGCTCTTCTATAGAAAGCTTGGTATTCTTAAGAATTTCCTCCCGTTCTAGTCTGTAACGTTCCTGCATGGCTTGCGTTTCCGAAAGCAATGATAAACGTGCCTGAAATAAACGCTGTTCCTGAGCTAATTGCATTAACCCAAGTTCTTGCTTTAATTGTTGAGCTAATAGATCAACAGCCTCTTTACGCTGATCTTTAGTTAAATCTAGGTCATGCTCGGCCTCAAACTGACGCTTGGCATAGCTATCTTTTAATATTTGCTCTTCCGTCTTTGTGTAGTCTCGGAATGAATCAAGCTTAGTCTTTGTAGCTTGCTCAGCAATAGCAATATCATTATCTGCACGTGCTTGAAGTTCTGCTTTAATTTCGGCCTTGCGTTCTGGGTTAAAGTTAGCTTTATCAACATCCTCAAGTTTTTTGGCCAGATCATTCCTAATCTTTGTTACTTGATTAGCAACCTCATTCTCTAACTGAAGGCGAAGTTTTGCCTGCTCCTCAGCCATTTTAGTTGTATCTTGAATAAGCTTATCAAAGTCTTTTGATGAAATATCGCCAGCAGAATAGCCATTAATACCAGCCATATAACTTTGATAGTCTTTCCAGTATTGATTATTATTTTTACCAATACCTTTACCCTTCATTACATTGCCTTCACCTGCATGATATGCACGTACAGCCTTCTCTAAATCACCTTTAAAAAGTTTCAAAAGATAAGACATGTACTTAGCCGCACCTTCAGCAGACTGTGCTAAATCAGTGCGGTCTTTTACGCCATATTGCTTAGCAGTACCTTCGAGAAACTGAAATCCACCAGTGGCTCCGGTTTCTTTGTTATAGGCTTTTGCATTACCTCGAGATTCGATCATATGAATCGCGGATAATGTTCCTGATGGAAGTTTGTATTTAGACTCTAGATCTGCAAAGCCGAATTTTGAAGCATTCGCTAGGACTTTCGCATTTACACTTAGTACTTTTTGCTGATTTTTAAGCTCCTTGTTTTGCTCACGTATAGAATCAGTTCTAGCATCCGTGATGGCTTTGATTGATTCTTCTGCTTTCCAAGTATCCGTTAATGCTTTCATAGCCTCTCGGTCTGCTGCCTTAAGACCCTTAGCTAATGAATCTTTATAAAGCTTCAGTAAATCATTAGCCTGAGACTCAGAAAAACCTTTTTTCATTACTATCTCGACAAATTGCGTATCCCACAATTTATCTGCATACAATTTCTGTAAGGACTTTTGAGCCTCATCTGCAGCCTGTTTTGTATTCTTGATAGCATCAGCATGCTTCTGTTGCTCAATTGCTGCATTTTGGGCTTTATTACCCGTTAAGGTAACTTCAATACCAAACAATTTAATGGCTGTTTTGGTCTTATCAGCCTTTTCATAAGCTTCATTATATTTGTCGATTTGCTCCTTTAATGCATCTCTTAGGCTTGGGGGTAACTTCTGCTTAGCAAGTTGCTCCATAGCCTCCTTGTAGCTAATCGTGCCCAATCGAGCTTCATTAGAAATCCTTGTAAGTTCAACATTACCTTTACCGTAGTTTTGAATATCAATTAAAGCTGAACCAACAGCCATTTCTGTTTTTTTCAACTCCTCATTTTGAGCTTTAAAAGCCGTTGTTAAGTCATTAATAGCTTTGGTTTTTGCCTCACCTTTTAAGCCTTTTAATTCTTCAGCAGTACGGTTAGCCACTTCGGCTTGTTCAGCGAGAGTTCTATTCGCTTCTTCTGCCTTACCTTTAAAATAAGTGTAAGTTGCAGCCAGAGCGGATACACCTAAGGTAATTGCTCCAATTGGACCCCCGATAAGTCCTAATGCTCGGCTACCAATACTACCAACTAAAGAAGAAGCTGCTGAGAGGCGTGTTTGCGCAGCAGTTTGTGCATTTGTAGCAGCAGTTACTGCTGCCTGTGCTTGTGCGTATCGAGTTGCTGCCGCAGTTGCTCCAAATTTAGCTTGGGTTTCTGCATTTGTTGCTCGCACATTCGCGAGATGAGCTTTTGCTGCATTCAAAGCAGCGGTAGCTTCTGCATATTCTGCTTGAGCATTTAATACAGATGCTTGGCGGCTCGCTAAAGTTGAAGCCATTCCCTCTTTAATAGCAGCGCTCTTAATCAAAATTGCACGAGTTATATAACCAATACCAACGACCAAAGCCCCATCAGCAATTAAATCTAAATTACTTGCAAGAGTTTGAACTGATCCAGCTAATACCTGTGCCGCACCACTTCCCTTACCTGCTTCGCCAACAAATTTTGTGATCTCGTTGTTTAGGAGTGTGAGAGACTGCCCGATTGTGATATCTGTTTTAGCAAAAAGAGCATCAACATCAGATTCTACATTTCTAAGCGCTTTTACAATTTCTTGTGAAGTAATTTTTCCTTCAGCCGCAACTGAACGCAACTCTCCTACGGTGATCCCCATACCTTTAGCAATAGCCTTTGCTAGAGCTGGTGTTTGTTCCATAACTGAGTTGAGTTCTTCACCACGTAATGTACCGCTTGCCAAAGCCTGCCCGAATTGAACTAAAGCTGCATCAGCAGCTTCTGCACTTGCACCACTAATTGCTACAGCTTTAGAAACTGTTTCAGTTAAACGTGCTGTGTCATCCATTGTGAGGTTTAAAGTTTTGGCATTATCACTAAAACGCTGGTAGACCTGTAGAACAGAATCCCATGCTGAATAGGTTTTTTGTGCGATCTGGAATGTATCTTCAGTCGCTTTATTCAATTCAGCCTGATTATTAGTAACGAGCTTTAGACGGTTCTGAAGGCCTGTATAAGTGTCCATTTTAGATATAGCTGCACCCACCGTTACTAGGCCAGCCATGTGTCCTGCTAAAGCTCTAGTAGCTACAGATAAGCTGTCCATAGACTTAGATGCAAACTCACCTTTACGTTCAATGCTAACAAGTTCATTGCCTAGATTACGCGCATTACGTTCAGCATTTTGCGAATCAATAACAATGACCAAACGGGATTCTTGTGCCATTTTACTTTCCTCTAGGCAATAAAAAACCCACTCAATGAGTGGGTAGTTCTTTTTAAGTTAAATATAATTACCAAGCAGGGTAGTTAAACCAATTTTAAAAAGCATCCTAGGGTGCTTATGCAAGATATTATTTATTCTCATGGTAACGAAGAATACTAGCTACTTTTTGAAATAAGTAGCCTGCAAGGAATCCATTAAATATAATTCCGATTCCTGTTGCTATCATAACTCCAGACCAAACCGTTTCTTTACCATAGTAAGAAGCTACTTCAATTCGACCAAATGCAAGAATAAATAAAAAACCTGCGATAAAGCCAAGAGCTATTAACACCACCCGATAGCATTACAAACTTCACTTTCTCTCATTGGTTTATATTGTGGTGCACTCATCTTAATCTACCTTGTTAAAGTTCTTCAAAACTTTGTAAGTAATATCTTGATTAGTGGCATCAATTACTTCCAATAAAGCACCTTTATAACCTATTTGCTTAGATTGGCTTAAATCATATTCAACATCATTATTGAATGCAGGACGTGCTTGATTACTTGAGAATTCACGGTACCCGACATTAATTTTATTTCCAAATTTTCCACTATAAATTAATGTTTGTTGGAAGGAATTATCTGATGCAATTGCTACTGTCTTCATAGTAGCTTGATGTTTATCAGTACAGTTTTTTGCATTAAATACTGTTACTACACAGAGCTTACCTTCAGTATCTAACATAACTACTTTAAATGGGTCAGCTAAAGGGTTTTTCTGAACCATCCCCCCACCACTGACAGTGTTGAATGGCTGAAAATATTGCCCTTTTTCATTTTTGCCTGTTTTTAAGTAAATGCCTGAAGTAAGTGAATAAGCAAAACTAATTTTAATATTTTCAGGGACGTTTAGAACTTCACGATCAACCACCATTCCCTGTTCAAGCATTTGATCCCCTACAAATGCTTTATTAACTGATCCAATTGGCGGTTTGCTTATATTTTTAGGTATAGCTTGATAATTATAGGCTGGAGTAGCGCACCCCACCAACCCAAGACCAATTAAACCCGCAGCCAATATTTTTTTCATGAATTTCACCGTTTGTTATAAAGTGTACTAACTTTAACAAACTGGTTACTAAATGTCACATAAAGGAAAACCACCCGAAGGTGGTCTTTTAAATCAGGCTATGCATGTAAAAGTTTTTCAGCACCAGCAGCCAAGAAAGCCGATCGAGTAGTATATCTCTTACCTTTACCTACATTCTCATCAATTTTACGAATCAAACGGCTTGGTAAAGTAACATTGATTTTTTCTGGTTTACCCAGATAACGACTAACATCAACTTCGGTAACCGCCCAGATCATTCCTTTATATTCAGGATCATCGACAAATTTAACTAGTTCGGAAGCTAATGGGATTTCCTCACCATCTTCAGCCAATATTTCTAAATGGCCTGAAATAGCTTCTTTAACATTCTCAATAGCTTCTTCAAGTGTGTCACCAGCACTAAAACAACCTGGAATATCAGGAACAGTGACACCAAATGCCTCAGTATCTGATCCTCGTTCAATTGCAATTGGATATAACATCTCAACACTCCATGCCCTTGGCATAAACATATCGCCCACTGCGTTATGATTAGTTGTAAGGGATATAGTATTTAAAGTCGGGAAACAGCGGGTCAATTTAGACCCGCTTGTTTCAAAATGCTTTTAACAGTTCCGTTTGGTAAATCCTTTTTAGGATGTGGGATTGTAACTAACCCCTTTTTGGTTGGGTGTTTAAAGTGATGATGACTTCCTGAAACCCTAACCTCATACCAACCATCTGCTTCAATCATTTTGATTAAATCCAGACTTTTCACACCAATCCCTTATTAACTTGATGAGATAATAATAACCCTAGAGTTATTATATGTAAATAACTCTAGGGTTACTTTTTTGAGGACTTGGAATTTATTTTTTTATGGGCTTCATCTAAAAACAAGTTATCCAATGCAAAAATACAGTCATTAAAAATATGAGCAGCCACTGGCAAATCATTATGCTCTGCATAGACATTGATTGCCTGCTGATCTAAAGATAACGGGATGCCCTGCTCATACCGTCTGGATCTGGCAATAGTACTAAATGCCGAAAGAATAGAGTCAGCCGCATACGAATATTCTGGCGGATCAGGAATACGGCCACCTAAGAACTTGATTTGTTCGATTTCATGCGGCGTTTTCGACGCATACGTTTTTTGGTATTTGTAGAGCTCGACGACTTTCCCAGAATTAAAGCCTTATCCTTGTCGGCTTCTTCCTGAATCCTCTGAGCCTGTTCTTTAATGAATAGCCAGATTGAAATACCAATATCACCAAGATTAAGAAGCTTTGAGGCATTCTCAGGTGTATATGGCTTTTCAGATTCAACCGTTTTACCGTCTACGATTTCGGCAAATACCACACCTTTCCAGTCTTCAATTAAGTGGGCAGCACACGCATCCATTAACAATTCATGGTAAAGCTTGGCATTTTCATCTTTGACCATCACATCATAGCCTTTGGATGAAATCTGATTTCCGGCTCGTTCAATTGCTACCTGAAAAGGTTTATAGGCGATACCACGGACTTTGAACTCTGCCTGTACTTCGCCATCAACCCCCTTGTATTCACACCATTTTGATACGTCCGAGCTTTTAATAATTCCGACTTTTAAAGCCATAACAACCTCTGAAATTTTAGAAATAAAAAAGCCCATGGGATTCCATAGGCTTTGTTACTGAATAAGTTGATTACACAAGAGCACGTACAATTGTTGGCGCTGTACGAACTTGGGCAAAGTTGATATCTACAGTAATGATGTCATCACCACCACCATCCGGGTGATTGGCTTCCATGACTTCCAATTGCGGGAAGTTGAACGAATATTTACTTCCTTTGCTGTCTCTGATGTCGAAGGTCAGTGTAAACACATCACGGGTTTTGATTGCATCAATCCAACCAGCAGCTGTGGCCGAGAACATGAATGAAGCATTCGCTTCGATATCCATCATCTTCTCTAAATAAAACTCTGGAGTGTATTTACCAGATCCGATACAACGGATTGCTTCAAGGTTATTGTTAATAGAAATGGTCAAAGACTGTAGACATGCTTTGCCTTGAATTGACTGGCCGTTTACAAGCAAGTTTTCCACGTTTGGCATACTGACCAGTGGACGTGTTGAAGCTGCAATCGGATTTACAACAGGGTTGACTTGCTGTCTAGTAAATGAGCTACCTACAAGACCAAAGTTACCAGTGATCTTTCCTGTAGTCTGGATAGTAATTTCACCAGAATTGACCTGAACTCCACGGTAAATAAACACCTGCCCAATATCTTCAAAAACTTTAACTAACGTTAATGATTTTCGAACAGCACCGCCAATTGTTAAGCTGTTTGTCGCCCAGTTATTGAATGCTAAAGCACTTAAGAACAAATCAAAGGTACCAAGTGATAATTCAAACTCTAACTGACCTGCTACTTCTGCTTCAGTAACTACCCCACCTTGGCGAAAACGTGAATCAACCACTTCACTGCTTTCTTCAGTAGAAACATTTTCAGATAAACCATCACTTACACGGCGAACTGTGTACCAGATCGGGTTTGCTGGAGTTGTTCCTAAAACTGCTTCTTCACAAGCATATAATCGAATTTTTGCGCCTGAACTCATTTATGGTTCTCCAAAATTTAGGCAATAAAAAACCCGCTTTTTAAGCGGGTTATTAAAGTGTTTCGTCTGTGTCTGAGATTTCTGGCGGTTCCACGCCATTCATGGCTGCAGCAACTGCCTGAGATAAGTTAGTAGGCTGGAAATCCACTGGTGTTTCACTCAAAGTTTCTTCAACCTCAGGTTCTGGTTCAGGTTCTTCATGCAGACGGATATCAATCCAGCGGCCTTCTGGAATGTCCATTGGGTTCTCGTGATCTGCCACAACAGCAGCAAGTTCAAAATCAAACTTACGCTTGTAAGTTTTAATTGAGATGTCACCATTTTCTAGGGTGTCATACACTACTGCAACGATTGTGTTGCCGTTTGCGTCTTTAGGTACTTCGATATACCAACCTTCTTGAGCAAAGCCTAAAGAGCCTTTAAGTAAATAGTCGCCTACATCGACTTTCTTAAATTCAATAGGCTGCTTTTCTGCATCATTATTGAGCTCGATATGGTCGTTAAATAGCTTAACTACTGGTGATGCTGCTTTTATGAAACCGTTGGAATCCACAGAAGTATTCGCAGATGTTCTTAGCTGCTCAATTACAACAGGTATCTCACTGACAATAACAACGTCATCTGTATGAACAGTAACTAAATAATTATCAGATGTAATATTGGAAATACCGGAAAAATATCTAAATGCCGATGTTGAAGAACTTGCTGTTCTTCGAATGGCAACATAGTCTACATTTTGATATTTAACTACAGCCATACCTGAAATATGAGTTGTTACACCAATACTAATAAACCGAGCTGTAACACGATCATATGCTTGCTGAATTGATACTAAAGTTCTCGAATGTTGATTTGCTGAGCCTGAATCACCCCTCGAAAACACTAGCTCACCAAACATGTTTCGATTGGGTGAGCTTCTGACAGAATAAGGAAATAACAATACATAGCTAACGACAGAATCTAGGTTTACTCCCGTAATCATTTTTCTTTCAAAAGTTTGGCCTACTCCACCAATTCCAAAACCGCCAACTTCTATCAAATTACCAGCTGTAGTACCAACATTTCTAGTCGCGGCACTACCAAGCCCTAAGTTAGTTCGAGCATCGGATGGAGTTGTTGCACCGGTACCACCTTGAGAAATTGCAATAGCCTTGGTTAATCCTTTTAGCTCTGTAATGTCACTATTCACCCCTTTTTCTGCTGCTCCGAGATTATTTCGAGCATCTAGTGCAGTTGTCGCCCCAGTACCACCTTGAGAGACTGCAGCAGTACCTTGGACCTGCGAAAAGTTTGGTGCCAGATTAGGAATGCCTGAAGCGAATGGCAGCATGAATTGCCGTTTTCCCTGAGCCGAGTTATACGGGAATGGCCGGTGATCCCAACTAAATTTAAAAACAAGATTTGCCATTATGCTGTTACCCCGTCAATCACTTGGAAAGTCAAAGTTTCAGTGTGCTGTGTAGTGCCACTAACTACAGCTTTAATATCCATCTGACACAGCCCTAAAGGCCAAGTTGCAGTGCTTGCACTAGATTTAATGTTCAGCCACCCTTTCTGTGTGCTTTGGCTTAATGCAGTACAAGTTAATGTGGCCACAGTAGCACCATCAGCCAGAGCTTTAACCTGTGAAGTGAAGGTATAACCTGTAAGATCAATTGCACGGCGCACATCATCTGGTGGATATTGCAGGGCTTCATCCATATCAACTAGCTGAAGATTTAAGTTGAAAGTGTCACCACGCTTAAATACAAAATTGCTCATAAGTGATTCCTATAGACATAAAAAAACCACCGATGAGGTGGTAGTGATTAAGACATAAAGTACCTCTCAAAATGGAGGTCTCATAATTCAAATTAATTAATATCTAGGTTTATATCTCTTGTTTCCTCCACTCGTAATACAGTAGTGCCCACCTCTAGGACCCACGCAATAATCCACCACAGCACATGAACAATCACTATCGTAGTAGGTTTTTTTCTGTTTTCTTTCAGAATGATGAGGATGAGATTTTAAGGCCTGATAATTATTTGACGTGGTTGATCGAGACTTTTGTTTAAAACAGCCATCCGTTTCACATAATAGCTTTGTTGATAACCACTGAGGTGATGAGGAATTTAAGGAAATACGTGCCCAGTTTCCTTTCATCTCATAAATATCAACTTTTTCCCCACGTCCTAACTTTCCTACTACTTGACCGTTTGGTTTATCTCTAATATTTAAAGAATTAGTGTTGATATATTTTGATTCGATAACTTCCTCTACTGCACTCTGCGCATTTTCTGAGTCTGAAGTTTGTTTTGGAGAGTTATCATTGCCTGAACCAAAAATCCCTAAAGCTACTAATCCTGCGGCACCCCAGCCTAAAGTTGATTTTTTCATGTTTTACCATTTGTTATAAATTTCCATTACTGTAACAGAATGTAATCACAAATGATAATATGCTGAGGTCATTAAAAATAATCGCCTTGCAGTAGCTTTTTCTTGAACTCAAAGCTCATTATCTAAATCGACACTTACTCCAGTAACAACGTTATGTTTAGGCCCTCCGAGACTAACAACATTAGCCAAGCGTATATTCACATCAGAAACACATAGCTTGTTTTCAGATTGCCATTTGCTCAACTCAACAGACATAACATCTTCAAGATGCCGTTCCAGTTCTTGCCGTTTAATTTCGATTTCTTCTAAAGTCAGCATACATGACATATCAATTCACCTTGTACCCAATGCTCACATTATACTGAATGAAATCAGCATCTTTACCCGCATAAATAGATTGGCCATTCAAACATTCTAAGTGTTCGATTGTGAAATATTCAAAATGAGCCAGCAATGCATCGCTTAGAACCGTTACGGCCTTCTCTCCAGTATGTAATCGGTCAAAGCATTGGATCATGATATTACCGGTACGGCGTGTACATGGCTTATCTGCAATGCCTGAGGTAAAACTCGGGCCACCTGCAATCGTTAAACGGCACCATACACCTTTTGTTGGAACAGTAAAGTCAGGTGCATTTGGATACTGAATCCGTTCTTGAGCAATACCCGTAAAGCTTTGCATGCGATCAATAATAGCTTGCCTTGTCTGCTCTAAAGTCATTGCCATTTTAGCCACCGTACTTTTGAGAAATAAAGTTAAACGTGAGGCCATAAATACCTTGTGGTGCTTGATCAGACCAGCCGTTTTCTAAGCGCGGTCCATAAGCTTTATTGTTCTGGATATAAACCAAATTACCTAACTTAATCTTCATTGCCTGAATCGCTGCGTCGTTAATAGGGTTTGTTTCAGGTTCACGCACGCCGAAATCAGCAGATCCAACCGAAACAATATGTGAAGCACGGTATGCTCCAGTATCAACAGGACTTAAATTAACTAAGGATTGCACAGTATCCATAACAATATGCTTCACCTGGTCTTCTGCTGCTTTAGACACATCAAAACTAAATTCAGTTGGCTTTTTCCCCTTCCATCCCATCATTCACCTCGCTTTCTTCATACATTTTAAAAAGGTCTTGAGCGATCGCCTGAATTGAATAAGCTTCAAACTCAGAGCTCGGTTCTCGTTCACCCATGAGCTTTTTAATCTTTTGCCAGACATGAACAGCTTCATGTAAAAGCAATCCATAAACTTGAATTCGGTCTTTATCCGCCGTATCACCAATTTGGACGATTGCATATGCACCATCAGAAAAAGTACTAACTTGCGCATCCGCTCCCATATCCAAAAATTGATCGGCCTTATCCATATCTTCAAATAACAAATCCATGTGTAGTTGATTTCGAGCAAGCGTGTACTGCACATGTTGAAAAGGCGAGATATACCATTCAGGAACATAATCAGGATTAACCATTTTAGCCCCTACACTTTTCGAAGCTGACATTTCCAAATAGTATTAGCTGGATCCTGTTGAATATTAATTACCCGGAATGAGCCTAAGGCAGTTAACCATTCATCTTCAATTTTTGGAGTCATAGTTACTTCATTTTGAAGCACGGTTGCCTTTTTATCCGTGGCCAGTACTCCAAGTGTTTGGATCTCATATTGACTGTATGAGCCAAACAGAACGCCACGGCCAGAATAGTTTTCTTTAACTTCAACATAAGTTTCAGTTTTAGGATCCCAATTCGTTTTAGAGATCCGCTCACATGTAAAGGTATGAATGGCATCTGCTAAATCATCATTAAATGCTTCAGCAATGTCTGCCTGAATTTCGTCACGTAAGCCCATATCATGCCCTGTAAAGTGGTATGCCAAAGCCATTAAAACTTGCATTTGGATCTTTCAAATCAAGTGAATCAATAAAATCAATTGCTATCTGTTCAAAGCTAGAGATTGCTTCAGATCCGTCTTGAAATTCTTTTTCTGACTCAACAGAATCAGCCTTAACTTTCTTACGCTTCAACTGCTGCTCTTTGCCGTTATAAATTACTTTGGCCAGAATTCCTTTGATAATTTCACAAGCCGCGTCCTTAAGAAGTGGATCAATTGGATCTGGTACAAAACCAATTCTGTTTTTCATCCACACATTTGCCAGCTTCACCAGACGAGCCTTATCACTGTCTGGTGCAAAATCGCTGCCCAAAATTGAATTTGCGTCATCTACAGTAATAAAGCTCATTGCATTATTCCTTCGGGATTAATTTAAGAAGTTCTGCTTTTGTTGCAGACGGCTTGTAACCAATGTTTTTACTAGCCAAATACTCTTTTAATTGATCATTTGACCAGTTTTCAAAATCATTAGCTGCCGTTTCTGTAGCTGGGTTTTCTGCCGCTTTTCCAGCTTCCAATTCAGCAATACGTGCCTGCATTGCAGGAATATCATTTTTAAAAGCTTCAAATTCAGTTTTTATACCGACCACTTGAGCTTCAGCATCTTTGAGAGCTTTATCTGCTAAGACTGCTGCATCTTTTAATCGTGAATTTTCAGATAACAACTCTGACTGGTTACCACCGGCCTGCTCTAAGATGGCAATTTTCTGCTTAAGCTGAGTGTTTTCTTCAACTACCTTTTCACATTCAGCTTTTGCATCATCCATCACAGCTTGAAGTTCAGGGGTAATTCCCACTGCGACATTTACTGTGGCCAAAGTCGTTTTTTGTGGCACTTCCAACTTACGAACTTCAACTGGAACTTCCAAAGATTCATAATCCTTTTGAATCTTTGGATAATTACCGTAAATAATTACCTCTTTTGCTTTCAAATTTGGGTTTTCATAATAGTCAGGGTTAGCAATAATGCCTGTCTCTAATGCAGCCGCTGCTGCAATGCGTGTATAGATAATCTTCATGGCGCTTTTCTCTTAATAATAAAAAAGAGGGCTTATTAGCCCCCTTAGGTTTTAATTTTTAGGTTTTAACCAGTTGTCGCTGTACCCGATAAATCAAGTAAGGTACCTGCTGTCATTTTGTTGCTGGTTGCATATTTGATCCAGTTAGCGCTTGAACCAAGTAATGTAAGGTCAGGATTTTCACCTTTCGATGTATCCCAACTATAACCAAGAATATCTAAGTTAAATGCACCTTCAGCACGCATACCGATTGCTAAGTTTTCTTCATCATTGATGTCATAAGCTCGGAAGCCCGGTACTTGTGATTCAGTTACAGTGACAGCGCCATACTGCAAACCAAAAGCATCGTTATCACCTACAGCGTCCGTCACCAAGACCGGCTTTCCTAAGGTTCCCGGTAAACCACCGTAGATAACGATTTCAGATTCACCATAAATTTGCTTAGTGATTGCATCATCGACAATATCGAAATATGTATCTGAGTTCATCACCCATAAGCCAATGCGGCCAAACTTATCACCAAACTTTCGCATACCACGAGTCAATGCTTTGCGGCCATCAACAACGATACTACCTTTTGCAACCATGTCTGGATTGCTAGAAATAGCAGCTTTTAAAGAAGCTAAACTGTACTCTAATCGGCCTGCAACCAATGCATCTGCAAGATCGTAACCAACAACCATAGCAAATTCTTCTGGTGTACGAGCACGGCGCTTAAATGCCTCTTCAGTTGATGCATAAGGACCATATTTATATGGGACTTTTACGCCTACAGACTCACCAGAACCAATTTTCTCTGGAACTACTTTGGCGGTTGAATTCACATCACGATGTTTGATGCTACCGCCCACTTTGTAGAATGCTTCTTTATTGAAATCACCTTCAATGATCTCATTGCGATAAACAATTGCACCATTAGAGGCTTGGTTAAATACATTCAAATTATCTTGCAAACGCTCTAAATAAGCAGTTTGAGCCAATTGATTATAGATGATCATGTCTGAATTAACTGTCGTAGTCATAACTACTTATCTCCAAATATTTAATGATTAGTTCGGTAGTTTTAGGAAGGCATCATTGCCATGTTCTTTGATGTAATCTGCTTTCTGAGAAACAGACATTTCACTGCGTTTCATTCCAGTAGGTGCTCCACCTTTGCCCCCACCTTGAAAACCGCCACCAGTTCCTTTACCACCTTTAAGAATTAAGTCTTTATGCTGGTATCCACCAACCAATGACTCTAAAGCTTCATCAACATTTGCAAGTTCACCCGGGCGGACACGTGAATAAATCTTTTCGCCGTTCGGATCATATGCAACCACCTTGCCTTCTTCGATTTTGAAGTGATGACCAAAGGTTGCCTGAACCATGTCCACAGGTACTGCAATGTTGTCTTGAATGTACTTAGAACGAGCAAAACCACCGCCGATAAGTTCTTTATGTAAAGAGGCTTCTAGAGCATCACGTTGCGCAACAATCGGGGCATATTTTTCCTCAACTGCTTTGATAGCTTCAGCTTTAACTTTCTCAACTTCACCGGCATCCACCAGCTTTTTATCATCGAGATTTTGGATTGTTTGTAATGCCTTTTTAGCTGCCGCTGGGTCTTCAATTCCTTCAAAAGCTTTTAATGCTTTTTCGGCTGCTTCTTTGGCTTCACGATGTGTTTTAGCTTCATTGTTTAAGCGTGCAATTGTTGCTACCGAGTGTGGTGCATCATGTGGCATTTCTTTGCCGTCATCATGAATATAGATCGGCTTATCACCGTCTACTTCCGCATAAACTTTACCGTCGATTGTTACTGTTTTAAGTTTCATTGGTCATCCAACCTATATATACAAAATGGGCATCCGCCCGGATTCGCCGTTAGCATCCGCTTTCGGCAGGCAATAAAAAAGCGCCCTTTAGGACGCTTCATTTCTATAAATGATTATTTACTTAAAGCTTGGCGTACAAATGCATCTTTTGCTTCAAGTAGCTTTCTTAATCCTGTGGATTTTTCAGGCCCGTCAGGAAGTTGCTCATCCATTTGCCGAGCTAAATCACCAATTGGCTTACTAACTTGCTGCAAATGTTCAGGTAAATGTTCATATTGGAAATATTGGATAATAGGGCTTGGCATTTTCTTCTCGCAAAAAAAGCACCCGAAGGTGCTATGGTTAAAAATTAAGTTCTATTTGATGAGTGCAATTGCTTTTAATCTTTCAAAAGTAAAACCATAAATTGCCATGGCTTGAAACCTTAATTTGAAGAAATGGCACCAGAATTCATTTTGTGCTCAGAATATATTGAGCATCTGACATATTGATTTGCTTTTCAGGCATTTGTAGTGCCTTTCGCTACGTTTCCTTTGCACTCCAAACCTTTTGTCTAGGTTCATCACCAACTAAGCGGATGCCTTGAGGACCACCTACATCAAATGTTGCCGTGATAGTCGCTGGACCCTCAAAAACACTACAATTCATTTTTACAGCGGTTAATCCAGCTAATGGAATACCTGTTTCCTCGTCACAAAGAGCAAGATGAGAAGATTTATCTGAAACTCTTTTAAGTACCAAATGTCTAACTTTTGATTCACTCATAAGCCAAACTCCATAAATGACAAAAGCGCCATTTGGGCGCTTATATAGGTGAAAATTGTGTCTTAAGTGAGTTTAGAATTACCTGTAATCGGCAATAATTACTCACAGTTAAATCCAGTTCCAACAAGGTCTTTTTTCAAATTTGAAACGAGATTTTGTTGTTCCTGCTGTTGTCCACTAAGATAATTTTTATCTAGAGTCTCTGCACCATCAATAGATTTATAAAGCTCTTTAGATTCCTCTAAATTGTCTTTTAAAAACGTGGTGAGGTTTAGTTTCGCCTGGGCAGCTCTACATAAATTATTTTTAGCTTCTAAACCTTGAGTAGCCTGTTTTACTTGACCAGTTGCAGGATCAAAAGAATATGCATTTGCCATTGCTGACTCCAAAGCTTCAGACAATCGATCATATTCTTTAAGATATTTTTGACTTGGTTCAGCTAAACAAGTGATGGAAATTAGGGTTAGACATACAAAAGCTATTGTTTTCATATTGTATAAATTCTGATGTTTTAAAAAATATAACATAAGAAAAATTACAGACCCAACTTTTTAAAAGCTTTTTCATCCAACTTTCTCAAATCATCTAAGCTATAGAAACGGCCTTCAGGATCAAAGAACTTATCAAAATCAAATTTCCCATCTTTATAGAGCTTAAAGCGCTTTGGCCCTAGCCACTCCCTTTGAAAGAAATCATCTGTTTTCTTAAAGAACTCTTTGAATGTGGTGTTTGCATCTAACTGTCCTATTAACTGGCTTCGCTCTTCTTTGGGGATGTCTTTAACTCTACGTTCGTCCATTACAAATGGCCGTTCGCCAACAAGTTGACCGTCCTTCTCGACCGGAACCAAGATACTGCGACAGTTAGGATGTAACGGCGGCACTCGCTTTGCCGGATCATTTATTTCCCACACTGAACCATCTAATGAAGCGCAAAGCTTAGAAGTTCGTCCATCTAAAACGCTAACAAATCGGACATATTCAAAGCCAATTTGGTTGAAGCTATTTAGATAGGCTTGATTAGCTACATGACTTCGCACAGTTCTTACCGTTCGCTCAATATCAGTTTTGGTACCATTTAAGATCCCATCTTCATAGTTAAGCCGTTTGGTACCACGAATACGCTGAACAATTTCTTGGTTAGTTTTGCCTGAATTAATACCATCTCGAATTGCATACTCAACCTTTTGACGGGCACTTTCAGCAATTCTTGAAAGCAGATCATCGACAAGAGCGCCACCTGCCAACGGAACTTTTTTAGCGGATAAGAATAGTTTTTCCCCATCAGGCTTATTAATTTTTGCTCCATAGAGCTTAGCTACGTAATTGGCCTCATAAACAGCCAGCGCCGTAGCAGAAACGGCAAAAGCTTCAGGTAATGCTAAATTAACACTGGCAAACCATTGGGCAATCAAATCCCTAATTTCCCTTAAATTTGAAGTTGTATATTTACCACCAGCTAAAGCAACTTTCTCCGACTCATTAAGCTCATCCAATAAATCCCGAAGCTTAGATAGCATCTTGCTCGTATCATCATTGAATAAAGCCAATAACTCATTTACCGTTTTTGATGAAGCACGATAAAGATAGGCCTGGTGCTGAGTGAGTACTTCAAATAGTTTTTTGATATCTGTTGCCATCTCACTCTACCTTTTGATTTAAAGTCCCATCTTGCTCTGCTTCAACATTCTGAAGCTCTTCTTCATATTTTTGTTTAGGGAACATACCTGTTTGGTTGTATTCCCACCATGATTTAAATGAAGATCGGCCTTGTAGAGCTGCTTCAAATAACTGTCGAGCTAACTCAGCTAAATAACCCTGTTTGTTAAATTCTTGACTGATTTCGAACATCAAATCATCTTTAGTTAGAACATCCACATTAGGCGTTACAAACTTAGCAGCCCATCGTAATGCTGCTGACAAGGCTTCATTCATATTAACGACACAGAGCGAAAGAACTGAATGCTGAACGGCGTCATCACTATTCGCTTCGGTAGCGGTCTTTTTACTTCCCGAGCCCTTCTCAATTAAACGCGCCCCCATCTCCTTCATTTTTTCCCACTTATCTTTCATCGCTTCCCGGGCAAGAGTATTAGGGTCGGCTTGTACAATTCCTAAACCACCATTTTCAGGTAAAGGCAAAAGTACTTTCGCTCCAATGTAGATGCCACGTTTCTTGGCTTGGTCATACCACTCCCAATTAACACCCTTCGCATAATATTGAGGTTGCCCCATATAAAAAACGGACTCTTGAAAGTCCGCACTGTCTCTGTAATGGGCTAAATTGAGATTAGCCAAAGGAAGTAATGGTGGCTTTTTAATCTCTTCTGAATTATCAATTGCACCTACAAATGTAAAAGGTATATAGGTCCAGAAATTCCCGTTGTAATCTGTTGGAAACTTCTTCTCTCCGCCAACCCAGTTACCCTTTTCACCCTTTGTGTACACCTGAACGGAATAAATATATTCCCCATTTCCCTCTTGCTCTAAACGAAGTACACGATATTGCTCTTGTTCGGTTTTACTAAATCCATCAGCACCGCGCTCAGACTTAAATTCACGTATAACCACTAAGCAAAGCTTTTTCTGGTTATCGATCATTACTGAATCCCAATTCACTACATCAAGGGCATTTAGTAAATGAATCATCGGATAGGCTTTTTGTGCTTTAAATTCCGCTAGATTACGAGCTGGCGGCACATCAGGATAATCTACATATAAAGCACAACGATAATGCTTCAATAAATGGCGAATTCCATTTTGAGCCAATTGATAAGTACTTAAACCAGCACCATTTGCATTACGTTCTAAATGAGCAAGTTCCGGAGGAAATTTAAAACTTGGATCGGTTGCAAAAGCTGCACCAACTAAACTATTTAATGTAGTCCCTGTTACTTCATAAAAGACTGCACGGGTAAGATAAGCCTCATAAGCGCTTTTATTTGCAGGTGATTTATCATGTGCATTTGGCATCGGCAAATATTTTTCACCTTTAGCCTTAACTGCATCTTCACCTTCACAAACATCATCAAGTTTTTGCCAGTATGGCAAGTTCTTAACATATTCAGCATGTTGAAAAGTTACATCACTCATCGAGCAAATCCCATATCAGCAAAGAAGGCTTCAAAACCTTCATGTAATTCATTAAACGCATCTGAAGCTGCATCCACTTGGTCGTCATGTGTGCCATTAGGAAAATGACGAAGCTCATCAATAAAATCCTTATTCCATTCACCTTTGAGCATTCGTACATTTCCTACGTTAACTTGGGCCGCAAATGGTTGTGCACGTGTAAGCTTGTCACCTGAAATTGGCTTAGCTATCACGCTATAACCCGCAAGAAGCTTCACAAATGAACTAGCTTGTGATTTACCAGCTTGACCGGGATCTTGTGGTAGACGCACAGAAACTTTTTTCCCATCTATTTTTGCTGTTTGTTCTAAGCGCTTATTCACATTGTCAGGTCCAAGCTGTCCTCTAGTTACATCGACAATGTAAGTAAAACCATCTGCGCCTAGAGCTTCTCGCACACCTACTGTAAAGTCGCCCTCATTTTCGGTAGCCCCAAAATCCCAAGCCCTAACTTGTTTCACTACATCCGCAGGCAAAGCATCAACAATTTGAATATTGTCGGGCTTAAAAAAACCGCCTGCTGGCGGTGATGGCATTTGTCGGTACTGCCCGGCAAATACATATGGTGCTGCTTGCTCCATTAGCCTCAATTTTTGGATATTGTGTTTTGCTGGCCACAGTGCGGATCCGTCTTCCTGAATAGCTGAAAGACATAGATGCTCCCACACTTCACCGTTACCACCAGCTACAGGAACGCCGTCTTTTCTATCACCTAGCAACCATCCAGCTAAATCATCTTCATGAAGTCGCTGCATAATCACAATGATCGGCGTATCTGGCGAGTTAGTACGCGATTCGAGTGTGTTCTGAAACCAATCAATTACCCCTTCTCGAATAGTTTTTGATGAAGCTTCATGTGCTTTATGTGGGTCATCAATAATAATGCAGCCACCAAAGCCTTTACGAAGTTTTCCTGCACCAAAACCAGTAATCGTACCGCCTGTACCTGTCGCATAGCAGACACCGCCTTGAGAAGTTCTCCAGAAGTCTTTAGCCTTACTATCATCACGCAATGTAAGCTCAGGAAAGACTTTTCTATACGCCTCTTCTTGTACAAGAGTTCGTATTTGGAAGGCATTATTTGCGGCAAGCATTGCCGAGTAACTGATATGAATAAACTCACAGTCTGGATTCTTACCAAAACACCAAGCCATGAAATTAATTACAGCAATTTCAGTTTTAGAATATCGTGGTGGAACGTTAATAATTAACCGCTTTATCTCTCCGCGATAAACTTTCATTAAAGCTTCGCAGATTTCTAAGTGGTGCCAATTTTGCATCCATTTATAACCACGGCGCTCCTTAAACATGTACCTTGTGAAGAAATATAAATCTTCTTGCGCCTCGATCCGGATGGCTTTATCCCGAGCCGCATCAGTACTCATCTAAGACTTCCCTCCGCGCTTTTAAGTAATCTTCCATTGGAACTGGAATTTCTGAATTAACTGTTTGGACTGGTCCGCCGTCTTTGCCTGTAATTTCTTGGCGATTAGTAAATTGACCACCAATGTCTTTAGCGGCTTGCTCAAGAATTTTTAAGGCTGTTTTGACGTTTCTAGTCTTCTCAAGTTGTCTTTGGTATTGCTTCAATCGGTAGTACTTATTAGCAATTGGAATATCAATTAAGCCTTTATCAAACTCATCTCTGGTTTTTTCAAATAGTTCGACATACTTTTTGCTTAAGTTCTTACCAGCAACCTTTGTAGGGTCATAAGTTGCAACTTGAACACGATCTATATCAACGCCAAACTCTTGTTTTACGAGTTCAGCCACTTCTTGAGGTGTATCACGACAAGCAAGAGACTGAACTATAAAGATTTTCACAGGCTCTTTTAGTGTCGCCATAACTTCCTCATCGTATAACTACGTATAACAAAATGGGCAAAAAAAAGAGCCATTAGGCTCAATTGATTACACAGTTGCCGCAGCATTTTGAAATATCAAGATTCGAAACAAACGGCGGATTTTTTGCGACTTCAATAAGTCGCTTAACATTTTTGCTTGGTCCATAACGTTTAACTACGCCAATAAACTCTTCAACGTCATGACCAGCAAGATAGTGCTTAGGAAGACCAGAACTATCGCTATAAACAATTTCTCCGTCCTCGTCTCTCATCACTCCAATGTGGTAAAGCTCATGTTCAAGTAAGTAACAGAACTCTGTATCGTTTGCACGCTCACAGAAAGAAGCGTCGACAGTTATTAAATAAGTAGGTACAAAACCAAACCAATCACGCATCTGTTGCTCTTGTCGAGCTTTACGCCAGCCACCAACATTGAACATGACTTTTTCGCACTGGCCTAACACCATAGCTTGCTTGCTTTTATATGCAGAAGAGGCCCACGCGAATGCTAAAAACTCGTCATTATCATGAAGCAGCTCAGCAATATGATCATGATCTGGATTATAAATAGGACCCCCAATAGTTAAGTAATTAGCCACAACCCATTTTTTTAAGTCCGGTGCTGGTGTTAGTCTAATTGCTTCCTCTTCTTCAGCTTGATCAATAAAATCAGTCGGTGGAAATGGTCTGATCTGCTCCATCTTCAATTCTCGCTAATTCACTTTTTATCCAGTTGATGACATATCCCGACAAAATAGAATCTGGATGAAAGCGCTCTATTTTGTAACCCATCTCTTCAGCATGATCATATCGATTAAGACTCCATGCTTTATTTGACAGCTTTCCACCACGCCCACCAGACCAGGGACCACCCTCAATTTCAATGAGCAAACGCAATTTCACTATATGAAAATCAAAGCGCCAGTGTTTGGTATGGATCGGCTGAAACTTACTTTCAAATCCAATCGCCAAATCCTCAAGCTCTTCCTTAAGTGTTGCCTCAGCCTCGAGATATTTTTGCTTCGCCTTAGGCAATGGCCGGCTTTTAGGTTTAGTTTTAGGTTCTTTTTTCCGAGTAAGCCAAAAGTATTCTGTAGAATCCATTATTCTTACCCATAAAAAAAACCGCCCTTAGGCGGTGGCTAAACTCACAGGCAATATAGTATTACTTCTTAAAAGTTGCCTTATAAAGCTTTGAATTAAAGTAATCCGTAATTTCTTTACCTTCGTTTTGAATTTTTTCCTCATTTAAGGGTAAAAAATCTAATTCAAATTTCAAGCTCATATACTCTGGAATAAACTTCTTTATAGGCGGAGGTGGTTTAGGTCCACCTTCTGTAATTTTTTCGATTAATCCAGCTAACCATAAAATATACTCACCTTCTGAATTATGAGGAGGAATCAAACTAACATCTATTTTTACTTTACATTCATCTAATGGTCTACTAAACAATTCAACAAAATCAATAAAATTATATTTTAATTTAAATTCTGTTCCCTTAATTTCTCTGCGTATACATGTCATAAGTAAGTTCATATTTTCAATACAGTCATGTGAAAACAATTCCTCATCTTTAATTTTGTTATAAATATTTTCCGCAAACATGAGATACTGTGTCATTTCAGCAGCTCCTCATTTTTATAAAGTATTTTTCTTAAGGTAGTCCTATTATAACAATGTTGCAACAAGAAATTTTCCATTTTTAGTTTAAGAAAATTTTAAAAATTATAAAAACGATTATATTCAATAAATTAGTACAAATAAAAGCTATGGAAGTTTGATCTTTCTATTGAGCTTTAAAATGGATTATTGTGTTTAAATCATCAATTTAAAAAGCTTGCCTAGTAGGCAAGCTCCCCCTTTTTTTTGATATTTGCGCTGATCAATAAGGTTTAGTGTTACTTAAAGCAACACACTGATAATACTGAAATATTTAAAAATAAAAAAGCCCACCGATTGGCGAGCTCTTAAATTCATTCTGGCGATTACTTTACATTTCGCCCATTTTAGAAATCTTTATACTCAAGTGTATACCCAACTGTCAAGCGTAAGTTTCTTGACTATCAGGAAGTTCAAAACGGAATGATCGAGAAATACGCGTTCTAATTTCATTTTCCCATTCAGCAACGATTGATTCTCCAAACAGCTCAAATTTCTGATAACTCTTTATATAAGCTGTTTTGGTTGCATCAATGCCAGCAATATTCATTTTCTCTTTCAACGTATATGGTCGTTTTCCAGTACCATTACATTTTTCACAAAACCTTGCCCCATTTGGAAAGCCATTTAAACCAAATGTCTCAATTTTACCCAACCCTTGGCAGACTCCACACATAGCCTTAACAAAAACATGGCCACGCAAAATAATCTCAGCCATACCTTTTGCCAGATTAGTAAGATCACCTTGGGCATTAGTAGGGGTAAATTTTTTCTTTACCATTTCTTTATGAATCTCTACCGCTAATTTATTTCGCGCTCTGAAAAAATTACCTGATTTAATCTCACCACGAACAAACTCAACCTTGCCCGGAATATCTTCAATACGGCGTTCAGTTTGAAAATTAAAGTCATACTTACTGTAAAAAGTTTCAGTCTGTTTTTGTGCTGGGGTAATTATTGCGATTCGCTCAAAATCAACCTTTTCAATCAAGACAGTGGCCCAAAGCTTTGCAGCTGGCGATAACAGCGCTAATTCACCTAAAACTACATCTTTAGAAATTTTCTTACCTTCAGCTTTGCCTTGAGCAATAGCAAGGCGAAGTAACTCAATAAAATCAAACTTTTCAACCAACATAATCGCCTTCCTATTTACCCTTAATTAATAATTCAATTTGCTTTAATGCCATACCGGATTTCACTTGCTCTGTGCTGAACCGTAAAACTGTAAAACCCATCATTGCTGCGGAGTTGTATTTCTCCATATCCCCTAAATAGCCCTTACCTCTTGTGTGACGGCCTCCGCTCCAGATCCCGCCTTCTACCTCAATCAAAATCTTTGAACCCTTTATTAAAAAATCTGCTCTCCATTTGCGTTCAGGATGGAACTTATATTCCTGTTCAAATCCAATCTTGCATGCTCTTAAATGCGTTGCCAGAACCACTTCACCCACACTTGGTTGTCTGGCAACTTGCTTTGCTGAACGGCGCTTTTTATTTTTCTTTATGGGAAATAACTTGCGGTATTCAGCAATGCTGACTGATGACATCAAGCACCACCTTTGAGCACTTGCTCTATAGCTTT